CTCGCAACCGCTCAATGTGTGTTGCTTCGGGGAACAGCACGCTAATTATCTTTGCTGATTCCACCTCCTGCTGGGTGAAGCGGGGTTTGCGGATGATGCGGTCGGGGTGGTTGATAATATTGCACACTTGGTCAGCATCCATCAGCGTACCGATATTCGTTCGTATGGTTCCATACAAATCTACATAGGCATCCTTGTATGAGCCAGCGTCAAACTTCTCTTTCGGCTCAACCCCCAGCACCTCGCAAATTCTCGGCTTGTCCATGTTGGCTTCCTCCTTTTCATCCTCCACCACCTCATAACCCATCAGGCGGGCGGCTTCGTGGGGATGATCGACAGCCCATTCACTGCAAAAATCGTTAGGGCATCTGTTGTACATGGGGCAAGTGTCACACTCTTTTCCGTAGCAAAACCTTTCTACACCCGTTCTGACATCAAACACTTCCCCCGTCTCAAGGTTTCGAAACTCCATCGTAGTCCTCACACACCTTTCCTAGAAGCAAATGCTGGTGACTTTTTGCTAATGCAATATTCCCAATTCAATTCGTTTGGGTCAACCGGAGAATAACCGCATAGTAACATTGCGTCCTTGAATTCATTGTTTGTTAAATAAATCCCAGTGTCTCTCTCTAAGATGTGCTTTATTCCATAACTGCTTCTCCCAGTCAAGTGGGTCTTTCTTGGTATTAGTTTTTCGTGTATCCATTTGAAAACCTCTTCCATTTCTTCTGGGTCCTTATCTGTTATCAAGCCTGCATCAATAAATCCATTTTCGTTTGTAAATGGGCGATTATTTTTTAACATAATCTTCTTCCTTCCTTTCCCACTCCCTGCACCGCTGATCCGGCTCCGTGAAGTCGGCGCAATACGGCGAATCCCCGTTGAAGCACACGCCCTGGAAGTCCTCGTACCAGGCGCAGGTGGCGCAGCACTTAGTCATGAGCGGCCTCCTTGTTCATGCGAGTGCCGCACCACGGGCAGAAAGTAGCACCCTTGTCTCCATCATCGCTGTACTCTTTGCACTCCGAACAATACGGGATTTTTCCTGGTTCAAAAATCCATCTCCCGTGCCTGACCTCCGCAACGTCGGCGGTGGGGATAGACGTAATATCCTTGACAATATGTAGTCGCTCATCTACTCCAGAGTAATATTCCTCCAGGACTTTCAGCACGGCCGCCCTCTCGATGTATTCCTTCATTCCTCCGCCTCCCACTGTTTCTTCATATCCTCGTACAGTTCATCTATTTTTTTGTTCCATCCCCTAAGCTTCCAAAAGGTAAGAATACCCAAGACTATTCACTCAACAGCGGCTATGAGCATCATAATATCAGCCATCCTGCTCCCTCCTTAGTGCGGCCTCGGCCTCGGCGCGAGTGCTATAGGCATTGTCCCATGTCTCTGCATTTATCAAGTCCTTCAATGTGCTCATCTTGTGTTCTGTCACAAATCCAGGGCTTCCACTTGGATGCACCCAAATCCTGTAAGCAATTGAACCGAGCCCAAAACTGAAAACAAAGCATCTGCCCTCCTTGTCCGCCTGGGCCAGTTCGCGGAGGCGGTCAGGCATAACGCCCAGAAGCTGCCCTGTCAGTTTTAGCGGTGCGTCCTCGGTGAATGTTCTCTTGAAGTCTTCCAGCTCTAGCCCCGTGTCCTCGTAGGCGGCGAGGCGGTCAACATCGTCACCCCGGAATTTCTCTGGAGTTCCCTCATCACTGTAAATGCCATCCCCAACAAGATAATAGCCGCGTTCATCTTTCTGTGTTGCGCGTTCCATGTCAGACCTCCTCGTGCCAATTTTGTAATGCATCTTTTAGGGTCTCATTCTCCCGCTTCATCTGCTCCAGTTCGGCCCGCAGTTCTGCATTTTCGGCCATCAGCCTTGTTCGCTCTCCGATCCCAGGCTCGTCACACGGCAAGTGTGCCAATTCGGACAATTTGTTTTTCAGCCGCTTGTTTTCGTCCTGGAGCGTGGAGAGGGCCTCGACGGCATCTTCTAAAAGGTGTGCGTCCGGGTCCTCAAGATCCTGCCATGATGGGGATCTAAGGCTGACAATCAGCTTCTCAATGTCCATCAGGAGTCCTCCTCTGCTGGCTGCTGGAGCCAGAAGCGCATATAATCCGTGCTCGGGATCCCGTCCTCGCATAGTTCTTCAAACAGAGGTAGCAGTTCTGTTTCCATCTCCTCGTCACTCATGGCCCGGATGCGGTCGGCGTTGGTTATTGGGACTATGCTGCCGCAGATCTTCGGCTTGCACTTGCACATATACTGTTGAGAACCACAGTTACAACAATCTCCATCATGCTCAAATTTGCATTTCATCAGGTGTCCTCCTCTCCCTCCGGCGGGCGGCGGTAGGCTGTAAACTTCCGCCCATAAAAATCAATGGGTAATGTTTGATCAAGATAGGAAAGAAATGCAGGTGTAGTAACAAGCGCCCACCCGTCGCATGTACAGTGCTCGTATTTTACCACCACCCAAACCCATTGACCTACCATGCCTCGCAGCTGCTCGATGGTCAGCGGCTCGTTTGGCGGGGTGAGGGTAATATCTCCCTCCAATGCAGAGATCAGCATATCAATGATTTGAGCCGCTTGACGATATGTGTCAGTGTTCCTCCATGCATCAGCAGCTTTCTTTGCTAACTGAATAGTTTTATTGTTCCGGTCCATCTTTCAACGCCTCCAATCTCTCCATCACCATATCCACGGCCTCGTCCGTCATGGGAGCGCCGCAATGAGAGCAAAAGTTTGTAGTTTTCCCGTTCCATTCTCCACATCTGTTACAAATAATTCGGTGTGTTCCGCTGGGCCATTTATCCCGTTTCCATTCTCCCCTCCACATCTTCTCCACCTGCTCCCGGCTGATTTTCCCCATATATCTACAAATCCTCCATTCTGTGTAGTATTATTTAACTGCGTGGAAAGTGAGGTGATTTCATGGTCATGCATCCAGTTTCCTCAACGGACATAGCCAGTATCGGATATGAAAATGGGACTCTCTACATCTCATTTCATAAGGGTGGCACCTACGCCTATTTCGGTGTCCCGCAGTCTGTATATGCTGGGCTCATGTCCGCAGGGTCCCACGGAAAATACTTCCACTCATTTATCAAGGGTAGGTATGGATATTCCAGGGTCTAATCTATAACTACCAGCACCACCGCAGGGCCGTTTACTGAGACTGTCACATCTTGGTACGGCTCTGCGATGTGTGTTTCTACGCCCTCACGCTTTCTTAGTTCGTCTACCAGATCGCAAGTCTTAAACTCAGATAACTGCTCCCGGCTGACGGGGCGGAGGGCAGAGAGGGCCAGCGTAAATGCGTCCCTGATTACCGATTTTCCAGGATACATCTCCCTGGCTGTCGTCAGAATCTCAACCGCGTCTTCCCGCGTCATTCCATCCCCTCCAGCATCTCCATCTCCTCCGCGCTCAGAATCGGCGCGCGGGTGTTCCAGGCGAGCATAACCTCATACTCAGTGTCATATCGCCCTCCATAGTCAACATCCCATCCGAACATCATTTCACATTCGTTGCAAGAAACGCTATAAACATGGTTCCTTGATGGGCGCAATAATCTTGGGCCATATGCTACAACTTCCGCTTCTCCCCTGCAGAACGGGCACGGAACCAGCACCCCCGCCTCCGTCAGCCGCTTGGCGGCCTCGTGGTCGCCCAGGAGGGCAGCCCGAACGTCCTTGATCATGCTGTTTTCTCCTTTCGTTTTCTACGCTGATTCAAAAGCTCGAACCGATATCCTCTGGGGTCTAGCACACCATGGTATAGCCTCCTGTCCATAGCGGATATAGACAAGCTGTTCTTCCTGGCCGCATCGGTGACGCTTGGATATATCACTTCATTCCCGTGCAGGTCCAGGCGAATAACGGGCCTTTTATGGGGCCGTCCATGATATTTTCGCCCAGCCTGTCCTGGTTTGACCGCAACAAGATTTCTCAGCTCACAGTCCAGCTTGACGCCGTTTCGGTGTGTGATATGTAGTCCATCCCGCTTTGCCCGGCCTTCCCAAAAGGCATCATCCATTAGCCGCACAAGAGCCGCCTTGTACTGTTTCCCTTCCACTGTCCGCAGGTAGACCACCGCCCGGTTTCCGCTGATTCTTGCCCTGATATCGATCCACTGTTTTCCGTCCCACTTCTGGACCTGGGCCTCCTCGTTAATGCGGTAAGGGTATTGATAGCCGTTGATCTGCCTCCAGGTCATACCCGTACTCCATCCAGCGCTGCAATCAATCTGTCAGCATTCGCTAATGTACGGTTTTTTCGGTAAGCAGTTTGGGCGGCTTCAACCTGTCTGTATGTCTCTGCCCAGAAATCGCCCATCTTCCTCCAACTTTCCATAATGCATTTTTCCTTGTTATATTGATAAGTCATTTGTCCCTTCTCTTTGATAGCCTGATCTCTATCCTTTGATCCTGTACGTAATCCTCGATACATTGTCTGGAGAAAATAAAATGCGCATTGATCCACCAATGATAATCCATCAGGCATCGGCTCTCCGTTAGCCGCTTCTGTCTCATATGGGAAAACCATCATTTCTCCTCCTCGTTACCCATGTTACCTAAGGTTACCAACATAGGGTAACCGCTCAACGCTTACTCTCCCAACTGTTTCAAGGTTCGGTTACCCGGTTACCCAAAAAATTTACACTTAGAAAAAATATTTTTTGTTTTCGCAAAATATTTTTTTTAGAAAACATATCAAAAATAGGGTAACTTGGGTAACCGGGTAACCTTTCAAGGAAGCAGTTCATCGCTATATTCTTCAAAAATGTTGTCATTTTCATTCAATTTGATAGCAACAAGGCGACATGAGTGTCCATTTATCTTTTTTACGATGGTTGGCTTTCCGTCCTTCCCGACTTTGATGTTACCCGTGTTTCTCGCCCATCCTAGAAATGCGGAGGCATTGTATCCTTCTTCAGACATAATCTGATCGAATTTAGACCGAATAATATAGACATAATCATCATCAATGCTGCCCCATACCTCGCCCTGCCGGTCTGCGTCCTGGCTGAACCGGGATTGATTGATATTGATAAAATCATAGAGGTATTGAAGGGCTCTCCCATTCTGGTTGACTGTCTCTTTGGAAACGAGATATGGTTGTATATCCTCTGGACGGAGCAGAATGCCATCCTGGAAAATCAATTCCTCGGTAAGTCTGTCAGCCGCCAAAATGAGAGCTGCGGAGGCCGTCTGCTTGTCCATCGTGTCTCCAGTTTTAAGATGCTCCTGCATATCGTTTTGAAGGGCTTGTACACGCTCAAAAGCTCCATCCTCCATAAGCCACGACACAAACTCTTTTCCAGCAAATCCATAGTTGCTGTAAAGTGTGGTCGCAACCAGCTTAGGATCATCAAACAAGTGCTCTGCATGGCAATCGATCTCAATGGTCCGGTTCACCGCCCCTGCTCCACTGTTGGGAGATATGATAGGGAACTCACCTGTTGTGATGATGCAGTTGCGCCAAGTCGGGGTTTTCTGAAGTCCACCCTGTTTCCGTCCCCTGGCACGTCCCACGCCTTCAGACAACTGGTAAATCATCCGGTCGAAGTCTTTTCGGTTGTCCTTGATTAGTTGCAGTTCATCGATGATAAGCGGGATGGAGTTGCAGAAAGCGGCCCCAAGTTCTTTGCCAACCTCTGTTGCGTTAAATGTCTGGATGTACTTTCCGACTTCCGGGTCTGCCCATACACTGGCCGCCAATAACAAACCAACGGTCTTGCCCGTTTCCGTACCGCCCCATAGGTGGACAAAAAATGGGAGGCAGTTGCAAGGCTTTACTAAAACGGAGGCGAAAGAGGCAGCCAGTACGATCCGAGCAATCACGTTTCCTGGCGTCTTTCCGGAACGCACCGCCTTGACAATATCCAGCCACACGTCACGTCTCCCGTGCTCCTGGATGCTCTCAAACCGGGTCCGGTACTCCTCCTCTCCATCAAAAACTAAGTCTTCAACGTAAGGGGAAAAACCATAGTCATCGATCCATCCCAGCCGGCCAACACTGGAAACCTCTGGGATTTGTTCGTAATTAAGCTGTTCCACGTCGGCCAGATATCGAACCAACGGCTTACTCGTCTCGCTGTTGACCATAATTCCGTACTTAGAAAGGCCGATGATGGATCGGCTATCAGAAATCACGTTCCTATCTTCAATCACACTTCCCCACCGGCGGCCCAGGCTGAACGCTAGCTTAACCTTGTGGATACCTGTGTCAATGTTCACAAGACGCTGAACCGGCATGATGGGGTGATAGCAGGCCACCACCTCGAAGCCCATTTTGTCGGTGCCGTAAATGCCGGTGTCCGAGGCTGACCACCCGCCGCAGTCCAGTTCCATTTCCTGACCGGAAAAGTCCGTTTTGTTGTATCCTGGGGTGACTGTACCGCTGACGGTTTCCATGTATGCCTTGAACAGCGCGGCCAGATTGCGAATGCCAACAGTCTGTGCCTGAGCGGACATGCGGCCCAAGAGCTGTTTCATCTCAAATTTATTTTCTTTGTGTGCGTATAAATATTCAAACGGCTTGGTGGTCGTCAAATAGTCATCGCGGGTATAAGCGGGCACTTCATCCAATGCTCCTTGCCTCCCTTCTCAATAAAGTCGTCAAGCCAGTATTCGATATACGGGAGGCGCTTGACGGCCTCGACATATAGTGGATGATAGTAAGCATCATCGCCTTGACGGACTGGTGGGAAAATCTCCAGAACATCCTTCCAGTAGTGCAGTTCATAGGCCATGTAGCGAAAGTTCTCGTCAGCCTGATCCTTTTTGCGCCTTTCCTCCCGCTGGGACTCCAGGGCCGCTGAACGGGCTGCACGGTCCGGCTTACTGGAGGTAAGGCCCAGGTGAAAGTCTGCGTTGATCCGGAGCACCGCCTGACGGAAATTCAGGTCAAAGAGGCGCATTACGAAGTCAATGACGGAGCCGTGTGCTCCGCAGCCAAAGCAATGAAATCCGCTCTCTCCATCGTACAGTTTCAGACTGGCGGTGCGGTCCCCTGTGTGGAAGGGGCACTTCATAAAGCCAGAGCGGTTGACCTCAAACCCATAGTGCTCCGCCACCTGCTGGGCGGTAAGCATGCTGCGGATATCAGAGGCCATGTCCATACCCTCACCCCCGCTTCAAACGATCTCTGACCCAGTAATAGAGGGTACTGTAAAGGATTTGAGCTGTCTCAGAGGGCTTGCAGAAAGTGATTGTCAGGTTGAACCGGGCCTGCCAGGACAGGAGCGTAGCGGCGAAACTCTGCGGTTTTAGATCTGACCGATAATTATGCAAGAAGATGTCAGTCCAGGAGGCGTTCTCCACGATCAGAAAGATCTTGATGCCTCCGGCCTTTGCCCGGATCATTTCCCGCTCGAACCTCTCACGGCCTGATGTAAAGTTCCCCGCAATCTCGTCCAGGTTAGCCTTGCGCTCCACCACAACCTCGTCCTCAAAAGTAGTGTCACCCAGCATAACGGAGTAGTCTCCGGTCTCCAAAGCCCGGCTCTTGTGCTGGATGTTGTGCTTGTCTAGCCAAGAAATAATGTGCTGGTGAACCTGTTCCCGGCTGTCAGTAATAACTACCAGCTCTTTCAGCTTTTGCTTGATCTCCGCGTCTGTGTAGTGGGTCAGCATTGAACCACCTCAGTTCCACGGCAGTTCGGATTCATCTTCAAGATCGGACAGTCTGGTCAGTTCTTGCCGCTCTGGCAGTTTCCCGTCCCAAGGAGGGAGCTTTTCTGCACGGTCTTTGCTGATGAAATACTGAACTTTCAGATACCCATTATCGTCCTCTTTTAGCCGGGCAGCTCCAACAGCCCCGATCCAGGTAGGCAAGGTGAAGTCTCCATCATCGATATTAAAGGAGTCAAAAAACTCCGTCAGATTCCTATTAGTCCATTCATTCCCTTGCACGATATAATGGTTGATCGTAATGCTGCTTCCATTGGGCCGAATCCCAATCACCAGCATGGGGTTTCCGGCTTTGCTCTCTTTTTCATCTACGCTGACGATCTCAACCCGGTAATCCCCGGGCGTTAGACGGGTGCGCTCCTCACGCTGATAGCTGTCCCAGTTACTCATATCTCAAGTCCTCCTTGCACTTCTTATAATGTTTACAGATAACACAAAGCCCTTTACATGTTTTGCGGCTCTTGATGAAATGAATGATGAATTTAGGCATATCTGCTCCTCCAGTTCTGGCAGTACAGGTCCACCAGACTTGTCTTATCCATCCAACGCATAAACTGCCGGACAGTGTTTTCAATAGGGACCGTATCTTCCGGGCTGTACGCCTCCTGGTATATATAGTTCCCATCGCTGATAATGTACTCAAAGCGCTGGACCTCCGGGCAGAGGTAGAAATACATAGGGTGCTGTGGACTGTCAAGATATTTCCCCACATGGTATGTCCGGCTAAACTTGGTATCATAAATGACCCCAGCCTTCAAAAAGTCTAGGATTCCGTAACAGATAAACTCTACGCCGTCCACTACCAGCGGGCGGGATGCCTTAACTTGATACTGACCCTGGGCGATAATTTGGCAGATTTCCAGCACCGGCTTGTACCACTCCTGCTCCGGTCCGATTTCAGCCCCTTCACTAACTGCGTGGACCATGTTTTCAAAGCGTATGCCGTCCAGCATGGCCTTTGATTGTGGCTTTTTCTCCCGGCGGAGAGTGGATAAAAATTCATCCATCCCCCCGCCCTTGATTGCATATTGCCATGAGGACAACAAGCTCTGCGTCAGCAGGAACTTATTGCTTTGCCCACTCATAGGTTTTGCTCTCCTTGCTGTAAACGATCCCAAGTGCTTTCAGCCGCTCAGAAAGGGCCGCTTTTAGTTCCCGTTCGCTGGTCAATGCATGGGTCAAGCCCTTGATAGCACTCATGGCTTCGCTCACATCTTCCGGCTTTTCAATCGCCTCTATGGCGAGCCGGCCGGCCGCCATCGTCTCCTCATACTGTTCCTGCTGGGGCTGAAGAGCCGCCTTTTCAGCTGCAATATTCGCTTTGACCTGGGAGAACAAACGAGTCAAGAAGTCATTGGGCTCTCCATCCTTCAACTCTGGGACCTTGATAAGCCCCTTGATACCATAGGCTGCCTTGGCGTTATAGTTCATGGTTGGGGTGAACCCCAGATATCTCTCCCCGTTGACGATATGGAGGTAAGCACCCAGGTCGGCGGGCTGCCAGACCAATGTCTTGGCAGAGCCTTCGCATACGATGTCATAGAAGATATCGTCTCCTTGCCGATCCTTGGCGGCGTGAAAGAGGAATATAACATTGAACTTTTTACGAAGATCGGCGGAGAGACGCAGGAACTCAGTCTTTACAAAACCATAACCCTGTTGGGAAAATCCTCCAGATTTCTTATTGGCAGAGGGTTCATTTCTCATGGCCCAGTCTTTCATCAAGTCGATGAGTGCCCCACAGGTATCGATGACTACCGTCTTGTAGTGCCCTTCAAAACTCCTGATGTCATCCAGCAACTCCTCGTAGGTCTTGACCATAGAACTGTCCTTTCGATGCTCTGGCTTGACACGGGCCATACCTTCATCAGCATCTACCAGAACCACATCCGGTGCGGATAGGGACAGCGTAGTTTTGCCGACTCCAGGCAACCCGCTGATAATCATGATGATGTTCTTGTTGGAAAAATCCATGTTTTCAGGTTTTACAATCATTACTCTTTATCCTCCTTGATTTCTACCAAGTCAAACCCCTGGATTATAATCTGAGAAACAATGTATTTTGCTGTCATTCCAGTTTCACGTTGAAGCTGTTTTACCAGCGCTTCCGCCTGTCTGTCTAGCTTGACCACACCACAGAAAGACGGCTCTGGTCGGTGGACGGTCAAAATAATTTTCTTATCCATTCCAACCTCCAGGGATTCTGTCTCCCCACTTCTCATCTTCGATGTAATCTAACAGTTCATCACACTTCGCCATCAAATAGGGATTGTCCCACGATGGATACCCCGTCCGCATGGCAGCGGTGATGTCTGGATGTTCGATGTTCTCCATTTCATCACCCCATGACCCAAAAGGCAAATGCCATACCGCCCCAGAAGGTCAGGCAGAGCATTGCTCCTACTCCGATCATCCACCGGACCTCTCGGGCCCTCTGGCGGCGCTCTTCTCGTGTTCTCATTCTTCTGTTTTCTCCTTTTCAGTGCTAATACGGATTTTTGCCATGTCAATAGCCAACATATAGACCTTTGCATGGTCGTTATCCCCATGAGTCTTACGAACCTTCTTCGCAAACTCATCAAGATTTCCAAAGAAGCAGCCGCAAACGACTTTAATAGATCCATCCCTGCAACGAAAAAATGTTGCCGTATCGTTTCGAGATCCAATAGCCCCGATCCAAAATATAGCGCCGATTTCTGACACCTCGGCGTCGCCGTACACCCTGGCGTCGCCGTACACCTCGGCGTCGCCGTACACATCGGCGTCGCCGTACACCCTGGCGTCGCCGTACACCCTGGCGTCGCCGTACACCCAGGCGTCGCCGTACACCTCGGCGTCGCCGTACACCCAGGCGTCGCCATTTTGGCTTAGGTTTTTCTCGCTTTCCAAAAAACCTCCTAAATCTCCAGCGGAAACACACCCAAACGAGGAAAGCGCCTTGATGCGATATAGGATGTGTCCAAAAACAATTTTCGTATCAGAGGTAAGCTCATATTTCTTCATTTCTTCCTTCTCCTATCCCATATGTCCCAAATTATCAGCGCCATTGCTACAATAATGCAGGCGTATGCGCCCACGAGCATCCAGTCACGCAAGCTGCTTCCCTCCCAACGTCATCAAATAGAACCACTGCTCCTGAGTGAGACGAACCTCCTGCTCGTCCAGGATCTTTGCAATAGAGCCTTCGCCGCATCCGATCTCATGGGCAAGGCCCCTTTGTGAGAGCCGGTGCCGCTCCATAGCTCGCTGGGTGATGCGGCGGACTGTCTCATTTGGAGTTTTCATTTCGGGCCTCCCGGTCTAGGATTCTCGCCATGACATCCGCTAAATTCCGAACCGTTTTAAGCAGCTCCGGCACATCAACACCGTAATGATCCCGTTCTAGATTGTTCATGTGCATCCTAGAATTCCGACTCTGCGTCCCAAGGTCCTTAATGCTGTCGTTCTTATCAAGCGTTTTTTTCATATTTTTTTCCTTTCCGGCTTGACAGAGAACGAATGTTCTAGTATCATATATCCATCAAGCCTAATTGCCTACTCAGTTAGGTTTGCCAGCCCTCGTCGGTGGTTCCAACACTGGCGGGGGCATCCTTATACCATCCCACGGCTCTGTACGATTGCCTTAGCCACAAGATCTGTTTCATAGCCTCGCTTTCTTGCTCCAAGGCGGACGGCTGGAACATCGTGTTCTTGGGCCCATCGGTCCCCTCTGGATGAACTTGGATAATAGCCCATCTCCCGAGCCACGTCTACAGGGGACATGATCCCGCCGTGTCTCTCATACAGTAGCCGACGCTTTTCAGCTATCTCTTTGCCCAGCGCACTTTCTGTTCGCTGGGTCTCTCTTTTTTGCATGGCTCCTCCTTTCTCGTGCCCCGCCCCGTCAGGGGCGGATTATTTTTCCATTTTTATGGAATAGTCCGGTTTATTGTGCTTCTGCGCTGGTATCCTGATTGCAATCCTGAATCTCCAAAATATCCCTGATGGCCTGGACAATCTTCGGAGCATTACGCTTCCCCTTTAAAATCTTGTCCATGTACCCACTGTCTGCAAAAAGCCCCGTCCGGCTTGTGATTTCCTCCTCGAGCCACTTCTGCGTCTTTCCACGCTTTAAAAGCTCCGTCTTTACGCACAAACCAAATGGCGTTAATTTGCATGAATCCACGAAAATACCTCCTTCCGTACATTTAATGTTGACAAGTACGTCTTAATGTACTATCATGAAAGCGTCACCAAACAAGATAAGTACGTTGGACTGGCTGTCTATGTGAGTATTTTAGTACATTCTCACGTACAAGTCAAGCGGTAATTCTGTTCTGACGTACTTTTGTCTGCTTATACAAACGGAGGTACGTGTAAATGTACAATTTGTACGAAAATATTTATGCACTTTGTAACGAACGTAAGATTACGCCTGGGGCTCTGTGTGGAGAGCTTGGATTCCGGCGCAGCGTTCTTTCCGACTTGAAAAATGGGAGGAAAAAATCGCTCGATACAACTACGCTTATGAAAATTGCAGAGTACTTTAATGTTTCCGTTGATTACCTTTTAACTGGCGAAGAAATAAAAAAAGCGCCCACCGATGGTGAGCGCGCTGTCAGCGACGATGATATTAAATTTGCCCTGTTTGGGGGCGACGGTGAAATCACCGACGCCATGTATGATGAAGTAAAACGCTTCGCCCAGATGGTCAAACTCCGGGAGGAGGCGGAAAAGGAGAAGAAATAATGGAGACTGCCAAACTGTTTCAAGAGGCGCAGGATTCAGACATTCCCATTATGTATCTCAGCATCCCGGAGAATGGCTCCATGTGTGTACAGACGGACAGGCGGTGTTATATCGGAATGGACTATGGCGTGTTGGAAGATGAGGCCAGCAAACGTGTCCATTTGGCCCATGAGCTTGGGCATTGTAAAACCGGGGCGTTTTATAACCGGTGGGCGGCCCATGATGTCCGGCAGAAGCACGAGCACAGGGCAGACAAGTGGGCAATCGAGGAAATGATACCAGTTGTTGACCTCGATGAAGCCGTTGCGGAGGGACACACGGAGTTGTGGGACTTAGCAGAGTATTTCGGTGTGACCGAGGACTTCGTGAAGAAGGCCGTCTGCTGGTACACCTATGGGAATTTGGCGACCGAACTATATTTCTAGAGACCCCGCCGCCAGAGAGCGGAAAAGATAGAGAGGAGAATGAAAAATGGTATGTCCGAAATGCGGGAGCGAAAATGTTAATGTCCAGATGGTTTCTGAGACGAACCTGAAAACGAAACACAGAAGTATTCTTTGGTGGGTTTTTGTTGGGTGGTACTGGCTTCCGATTAAGTGGCTTATTTTTACCGTCCCAGCCATCATTGTGAAACTATTTCGTCCAAAGAGATATAAAACAACAACTACACATAAAAGTATGTGCGTGTGTCAATCTTGCGGTTATCATTGGGAGTCTTAGCTTTGGGGCTTATCAAGATGTGTGTGACTGAAGTACCAAAATGCCGGAGGCATTAAAGGATAGGGAGAGGGATAAAAATGAAAACATGGAAAATGGTATCTGGAATATTGTCACTTGTATTTAGCGCCATAGTCCTTTACCAATCCTGGGCCGCCTCAATCCTAGACCGACTGGCTGACGCATTCCTTGATATCAATAGTAACAGTGGTGCAGTTGGATATCTTGTTGCCGTTTTTATGATAGCTGGTGGAATTGTATCCATTGTTACGAGGAGAGGAAGAAAAAGCGGAGATATCACCTTAGCGATTTTGTATGGACTTGCTGCATTGGTTGGATATACTTCTTTTGGAGTCTATAAAGATCTTGTTTTCTGGTCTACTTGGTGTCTTATTTGTGCGATTCTTGCCGTTATCTCACTTGTGAAGGGGAAAAAGAAGGTTTCTTCAGCCTATTCTGGATTTAACCTAAAATCCGAAGACCTTATAACTGCCGATGGGATGATGGAGTATTGCCATTATTTCAATACATTCAATGGTGTATCTGAAAGTGAAAGCCGTAAATTATTTGAACATGCAGCTGCCTCTGTTGCTCCAGATCCGCAAGTTACCATGGCCTTTGTTGCTTATCGAATTTTTTCTGGTGAGGACAGGAATCCAGAGTTATGTGCCTGCGCATTATCCAATTCTAAGTTAATTGTTGCGTGTGAAAATGCTTTAGAGACGTATCCCGTTGAGTCTATTTTCTCTGTGGAAAATGAAATTTTTGAAAATGATGGTGCTCTAACAATCAAATACAATAATGGAATTGTTCGACTTGGTATGGAGAAAAAACTTGCCCAGAGTCTGTCTGCAAGTCTTTGGAAGTCCATCCAGGAATGTCAAAACGAATTGCTTAATGGATCGAGCCTTACGAAAAATAAGCCTTGGATTAGAAGACATCCATGGATTTTAGGTGTGGCCGGGATTATTGTTGTGGCCCTGGTGCTTTCTTCGCTCCCAGAAGGTAATAGGCGAGAAAATAGCCCTGCTGAATTTGATAATCAAACTCAACAGAGCACGGGTTTCTCCTCCTTGAGTGGAGAGACGACATCTGTTGGGGCAGTCGGAGATAATGCCACCATCGGGGAGAGAAACGCACTCAGTCAAGCAAAAAGCTATTTAGAGTATTCAAGCTTTTCTGCTAACGGATTGATTGAGCAATTAGAGTATGAGGGATACACCACTGAGGAAGCTCAATACGCTGTAGCCAATTGTGATGCTGATTGGAATGAACAAGCACTTAATAAGGCGTTGAGCTATCTGGAGTTTTCATCCTTTTCATATAGCGGGCTTCACGAGCAACTGACACATGAAGGTTTTTTGCCTACTGAAGTCCAGTATGCTGTTGATAATTGTGATGCCGATTGGGATGCCGAAGCGGCCGAGGCTGCGGAATCTTACATGGATTTAAAGGCATTTTCCAAGGATGGTCTAATTGAGCAGCTTCTTTATGAAGGCTTCACAAAAGAACAGGCGGAGTATGGTGCAAAGCAGGTCGGATACTAATGATGAACCATCTCACCCCCGAAAATATCACCTCATGGACCGTAGAGAGAATCAAGTCCCTGGACGATGACTCGTTCTGTGCTGAAGCTCGTGCGTTTCTGATGTACGCCCAGGCGCACCGGAAAGGAATGTCAGAGGAGGGGCTGCGGCATATCATCCAGCAGACTGAGCAGATCAACGAAGAGCTGGACAGGAGAGAGAAGAGGAGGAAGGGGTTCTTTAGGCTTTGGGGGAAATAAAAGCCCCGCCCGAGTGGGCGAGGATGAGAAACTAGAAAGGATAATTGTATGGGAGATAAAAAGACAGCAATCAAGTTGTTTGAAAGTAAGGAAATCAGAACAGCTTGGGATTCTGAAAAAGAGGAATGGTATTTTTCCATTGTCGATACTTGTGCTGTTTTGGCTGAAACCGATAGGCCAAGAAAATACTGGAATGACTTGAAAAAGAAACTTCAAGTTGAAGGTAGTGAACTGTCCGAAAAAATCGGACAGTTGAAAATGCCAGGTGCCGATGGGAAAATGCGGTTGACGGATGTGGCGGATACCACTCAACTACTCCGCCTGATTCAATCCATTCCGTCTCCGAAAGCTGAACCCTTTAAGCAGTGGCTTGCCATGGTAGGTAGCCAACGGTTGGATGAAACCGCTGATCCTGAATTGGCAATTCAAAGGGCCCTTTATAATTACAAGAAAAAGGGGTATTCCGACAAATGGATCACACAACGGCTTAAATCTATTGAATTTCGCAAAGAGCTTACCGATGAGTGGGACCGGGCCGGGATTAAAGACTTAGAGTATGCAATTCTCACCAACGAATTAACAAAAGCATGGGCTGGAATGACTACAGGGGAATATAAAGCATACAAGGGACTGAAAAAGGAAAGCCTCCGAGACAATATGACAAATACTGAATTAGTCCTTAATATGCTTGCGGAAGTATCCACAACCGAAATTTCAAGAGCTACCAACCCACAAGGACTCGAGCCAAGCAAAAAGGTTGCACAACAAGGTGGTGCCATCGCCAAAAACGCCCGGCAAGAACTAGAGGAGAAAACAGGGAAATCTGCAATTTCCAAGCATACAGCAAAAGACATAAAGGAACTTGATAAATAAAAATCCCCACCAGGCGCTACCAACACCGGGCAGGGAAGGGGGGCAGAAGCTATGGTCAGCAATCTGCCCTTCTATTTTATCAGAATAGGAGGCGTTGTCAATGGGCGAATATATCAGAAAGACCGCCCGGTACAATGGAAAGAAGTACGAGGCAACAGGGAAAACAGAGCTTGAAGCCATGACCAAGCTGGCGGAAAAGCTGGCAGCAGCCAAACGCGGGGAAGAAGCCATTGGCGGTTCGATGACTGTAACTGCATGGTATAGGCAGTGGAAAGCGACCTACAAGGACCCGAAGGGGCTGACCAAGAAATCCCTTGGTATGTACGATGAAAAGTTCAACGGATATATCAAGCCTGCCATCGGCTCCATGAAGCTCAAGGATGTGAAGGACGTACACCTCCAGCGTATTTTAAATGGGCAAGCGGGGAGATCCGCATCCCATGTAAAGAAGCTGCGAATGGTCATGCAGGAAATGTTTAAGAGGGCCAGACAGTCACGCCTTATTCCATACGATCCAGCTGAGCTTCTAGAGCTGCCCCATGTTCAGACGCACCAGCGGCGCTCTATAACGGAGGAAGAGCGATCAGCTATTCTCGCTGTAGCTGAGCATCACCGAGCTGGACTGTGGGTTCTTACCTTACTCTATACCGGCATGCGTCCTGGGGAGACGGCAGCCCTTACTTGGGCTGATGTAGATTTTGTAAATAATGAGATCCATGTCCACGCGGCAAAAGAAAGCGGCTCTCAGGCTATCAAAGGTCCAAAGACGGATTCCGGCGTCCGGGACATACCGATCCATTCAGACCTTCTTTGGAGGCTTCAGAACGCCAAGAAAAATTCCTTCGCTCCTGTATTCCCAACCGGGGCTGGGAACTTTCAGAATGAGAACAGCCTGCGCCGCCTTTGGACTGGCTTCAAAAGAGAATTAGACTTATACTTAGGCGCAAAGACCGAGCGGAATCGAATCGTAGAATCTGTGGTAGCTCCAGATCTCACCCCATATTGTCTGCGTCACACTTTTTGCACCGATTTGCAAAAAGCTGGTGTCCCTCTCAATGTGGCAAAAGAGCTCATGGGACACTCTGACATTCAGATGACCGCCAATATTTACACCCATAGAGACAGTTCAACACTCCATAATGGTATCGCCTTATTGGATGGGACTAGATCAATAGGCGGTGGAAATGGTGGTGGAAATAGAGAAATGGCATAAAGAAATCTCTTAGAGCCACAAGGGTTATATGGTTTTATGATATACTGCTTCCGGTTCTGAATGTTGGGGGTTCGAGTCCCTTCGGCCGTACCAAAGAAAAAAGCTCCGAAAGCCTTGATTTTAAAGGGTTTTCGGGGCTTTTTCCATTTCTAAAAGCAAAGCTCTAAATGACTAAAATAGACTATTTCAAGCTATTAGGTGGTGGAAAAGGTGGTGGAAAAATCCGCCCCCATTTCTGAGGGCGGATCTGTCATCTCACGACATACTGATAATACTTAGTGAGCTTGTCCGGTCCGGCGTCCTTGTCGTCCAGGAACGCTTTCGCCATGTCCACGTAGAAGTCGATATTGCTCCCCACGTTGAACTTTTTGGCGACCTTGACGTAATCGCTGTAGATCATGTTGAGGGCCGCCCAGAACTCCGCAGGGTCGCACTCGATCCCACGCTGGGCCATGACCTGCTTGGCCTGCTCAAACGACCAATGAGGCCCCTTTGTGCCGTCCTCATTTTCCATATTGGCAGTCCATTCTTCCGCCATGCGGCGGTCGAAGGGCATGTGCCCGGAAGCGGCTCCATAGCCACTCATTCGCTCTCCACCTCTCCGGTATTCCATTTCGTTCATGCGGTAGTCGTGTTCAAACTCCCTGGGGGTCTTCATTTCACCCTCACCAGAAATGGCGAATCCGATCTTATTCATGGGCCTAGTCATCTCCCGTCTATCAGTATAGGCCGGAGGCATATAGTATGGATAGCCATAGTGGGACTGAGGGCCCGTCATGCGGTCATCCCAGTAGTTGCTCTCCACCCACGTCCCACCATCATTGCGAGGGGCAAAACGGCCATCAGAATATCGACGATATCCCCGGTCCTCCGGCTCCATCATCTCAGAACGAGGCGCATACCGACCGTTGTCATAGTGCTCCCGGCCACGGCGGTCACGGAATTTATCATCAACATCGTAGTTTTCATAGCTGCGTCCATCGTTGTAGCGGCGATTGCTGCCACTGGACATGAGCATCATCCGTGTGGATCGTTTCATTTTGATCCCTCCTTACGCCGTAGGGGCGGGAGCAGCGCCCCCGTCAATGCTGGTTAGGTTGTTGCTGGGGGAGCAGCAGGGAGTGCCCAGCATACGGAACGAACCTCCGGTTGGGGTAGTAACGACACAGAGAGAGTATTTGGTCCGGGTACGGATGCCACAGGCGGTGACCTGAGCGCAATTCCGCTTTGTCATGGGATAGAGAGTAGTCCCGGTCCCGATGGTAAAATACACCGGAGCATTGATGGTAGTGGTGTCGGGGATGGCCTGAGCCACGACCACGCAATACTTCTCTCCGTTGTTGTAGGACCCAGCAGGAAGATTAATCTCCAGGTTTCCACCGGTAAAAGCGACCGCCTGAGAGATCACAAGCCGGTCACAGAGTCTGCATACAGGTTTACAGGCCATAGTCAACCATCCTCCTTTGTTACAGCGGCCTGGTTGAATCCGACACCGGCATTGATTTTTCTGAACATTTCCAAAAACATATCATCTTTGTCTGATTTAACGATATTGCAAGCCATCTGAACGGTATCGGCATAAGTCCGCAAATCTGAAACGCTCATTTTCGTTTTATCCAGCCTATAGAGATGTTCAATGAGTTCTTGCTTGACTTCATCAATAGTGTGCATGTTGTTTACCTCCAAAAATCAGGGGCGGCAGACACTCAGCCCACCGCCCCGAAATAGTCACGGCAGAGCCGGAAAGTTAATTGCCTCGATTTTGATGCAATTTAGCAGCCACAGCCGCAGCCATTGTTATAGGCCCCGCAGTAGGGATAGGGGGCGGGCACCTGATAGGCGGGCACAGGCATGGGGTTGATCCGGCGGATCAGCTCAGCAGTCTGCGCTTCCTGATTGGCGGTAATGAAAGCGTTCTGCGCCGCCTGGGAAGCCTGGAACTTGAGCGCCTGGTTTTCGGCAAGAGCCGCCTGATACTTGTCATTCAGGCCGTTGTACTCCATCTGAGCCAGCTTGCCCATGATGGCATTGATACCGTTGTTCTGGCTGTCGATGATGTCCCGAGTGGTAGACTGCATCAGGTTCCGGGTGGCGCAGTCCTCAGTGGCGATGGTGTACTTCAAATCCTGTGTAGCGGCTCTCTGCTCACAGCAACACTCGGAAAGCTGAGTCTGGAGAGCGTTGGTATTCTGCATCCCAGCCACGGTGTTTGCCTGGATGGCGTTCTGGATGCCAAAGCCGGTGTTCAGGATATTGGTGTTGATACCGTTCATCTGGGCAAGCTGGTCATAACCCAGATTGCAAATCCCCTGCTGGAGACTATTGATGCCGCGCTCCACACCGTTGAAGGCAATGGACTCGTTTACATCTGCACGGGTCGCAAGGCCCTGAAG